CAAGTGGTGCCACAAATATGTCAAAAAAGTATCCAATTCGTGCTGATGGATTGACCGATAAACAACGTGTATTTGTCAAAATATACTCAGAGAATGAGGGTAGGCTAACACCAACAGAATGTGCAAGACAGGCTGGATATAATGAAGATAGCGCAAATGTGAGAGCATCAGAATTATTAAATGGTAAAAGATATCCAAAGGTTGTAGATGCTATTATAAAGAGGAGAGCTGAGATTGAAAAGACACATGAGGTTAAATTAAATAAACATGTACAGGAATTGGCTAGACTGCGTGAAAAATCTTTGTCTGAGAAGTCTTATTCTGCTGCTGTTAATGCTGAGCGGTTGCGGGGTCAAGCCGCAGGATTGTACATTGACCGTAAAGAAATCAGGACAGGAAGTATTGACTCAATGTCGCGTGATGACGTTTTAAAACAATTAAAAGAGTTAGGATTAACAGGTGAATTTAAAGAAGAAGGAAATAAAACTATCATTTCGGTCGAAGAGAAATCCAATAGCGAAGGACTTAAAGACGTCACGCCAGTGGAGCCAGAAGATAGTGAAGGACAAGAAGAAGTATGAGCGTAAAACCAGAAACAACTTTCTGGAAGAGTTTAAAGACATTGTTAGAAGGTGGTGAATATGTTGTTTCACGCCTTGAAAGTTATGTTACACCAGGATTCCCAGATTGTTTAATATTTCACAAAAACGTAGGTTTTTTTACACTTGAATTAAAAGTGGTGGGAAGTAACAATAAAGTTACCCTATCACCCTTTCAAATTGCCTGGAATATGCGTCATGCAATAGCAGGAGCACAATCTTATATCCTGGTTAGCCTGGCTGCTAGAGGCGAGGTCAAATTGTTTCATGGCTGTAAAACCAAGGATCTAGGCCAAATGACCTTGGACCAAGTGCCCGGGTTGTATGAAGGAAGGCTCGAGGACCTAGATCTGTGTCAAGTAGTTTCAAACTCCCAAACTCCCCATACATAAATCTTTTGTGGATAACCTGTGGATAAGTCGAGCTGGGCGCCCGGCGCCCGCGGGACAAACTTGTCAAGCTTAAACTCCCAAAACCCTTATTTTCCGCCAAAAATTTCTTGATGCCTTCCCTGAATTAGCCCGGGCCCATCCAGGCAGCTGGTGATGCAGGTTTCAAACTCCCAAACTCCCTAATGTTTCTCCCGTTTTTTTGCGAATCTTGTTCCTGCAGCTCCACGCACCGGGCGCGCCCGCTGGTCTTCCTGAGCAGAGCGTATTCATACCAAACTGGTAGATGTCCAAGTTCCGTGAAGCTCGAAAAAGTTATCCACAATTAATTTGAAATAGTTGTATATTTATTGATTTGGAAATGTTATAATAAGATAATTCATTAAGAATTAGAAATGGAGTTACTATGGATCAAGATTTAATAAGAGTATTAGAAAAGATTGCTAATACTTTAGAAGAAAACAATACTGTATTAAATAGGATTGCTGACCACTATGATGGGGTTGTTCCCGTCATGACACGCAACGCAAAACGTGTGGAAAAGGCACACGTTGAAACAGAAAACAATGGCTCACTCTTAGACATATTTAGGGGTGTACCAAGAGAACAAGAGAATTAAACCATAGGTTTGGGGAGTTTGAAACTCCCCAAACTCCCTTGTGGATAAACTGTGGATATCCTGTGGATAAGTCGCGCCCGGGAAACCAGGGCCCGGTGCCTCCTGACGCCTCAAACTCCCAAACTCCCTTTCGTATAAAAACCTAAGGTTTCTGGGGATTTTTGGATGAGCTGCAGTTCCCCGGTGCGCCCGCTGGTACTTCCTTGCCTCCATTGAAATAAAATGGCAGATTTGTTGATGTCCCGGGTTGACAACAGGCGTTCCAGGAGCTATAAACGCTGGTGCAGCCTGAGATGCAGGATGGGAAGAAAGAGAGATAGAATTGGATTACTTAATGATAATAATACCCTTAAAGATAGCCTTTATTATATGGATGATTTGGTATTTAACTCCCTGAAACTCCCAAACTCCCCATCGTTTCAACTTCAGAGGTTGAATCGTGGTTCGTGCCCTGAAGGCACCGGGCGCGCCCGGGCGTCAGAGTGCAGATCCTGAAAAATGTAGAATAGATATCCACAACTTTATGTGGGAAAGGATTTACTTTACTGCACTTTGATGATATAATGATTGGATTGATGGCAATGGTTCGTGGCAACGTCTCCGTTCACCTCTCAGATCATAGTGAAATAGATATGGCAGACAAGGGAAACCATCAAGATGAGGCAAGATAAACGGTGTTAATCGGCTCTTGCCTCAAAAGGAGATGGCAATGGGGTTTAGTCCTTGCTCGGTTGATCAGTAGTCCGTTCTAAACTCCCAAACTCCCAAACTCCCAAACTCCATAAGTATATTGATTTGATATTGGTTTGTTTCGCCCGGGATCTGCGCGCCCGCTGGTACTTCGCCTCAGGGCAGGACATAAAAAAAGGGCAATCCGAAGATTGCCCTAATTTATAGGATTAAAAGACGTAATATAGTTAGTGGGAATTAACTATCAGTTAATCCTAATCTCTTCATAAGGTAGCCAATATCTGACTGTAAGTGAATTAGTAAATCTTTTCCTCCCTCATTTGCATTTTGACTAGCCCATTCAACTATTGAATTGCATAGTATTCCAGATATTAATTTCCAATCTGGACTCTTAGTCTTTGGTAGTTTAGATAGTACTTCTTCAAGGTTAATATCTCCAACTTGTTTTGTCTTAACATAAGCTGTTAGTTCCTCAACAAGTGGTGCAATATTAACATTGTTTGATGTTATTATTTCGTTAGGCATAGTTAATTCCCTTTCTATTTATAGTTATAAATACCATGTATCATTTACTATTGATATAGTTAATTGCATTAAGTTGTGGATAACCTGTGGATAAGTCGCCCGGGCATTATGTCACATGCGACAATATGTCGCGGTCGCGCCCGGGATACTCCTTATTGCGGCTCGCTTCGCTCGCCGCCCGGTCCCAATCTTCGATAGGGGGTAACCCCCCCTTTTGCGTCTACCTCCCCTAGCGACGGCGAAGGTTGAGTTTGAGAGTGACAAACACCTTATAAAACGTTATAATTGGAGTCTCAAAAAAATTTTTAAAAAATGGAAAATGTTTCTAATTTAGAATCCTTAGACACAAACACGCTAAAATTAATCCTTAAAAACGCCTTAGACGATAAGCGCGAAAAGATACAAGGTGATTTTTTAAGTTTTGTTAAAACAGTTTGGCCTGAATTTGTAGAAGGAAAGCACCACAAAATTTACGCAGAAAAATTAAATCGTATTGCCAATGGTGAGCTTAAAAGACTTATTGTCAATATGCCACCAAGACATACAAAATCAGAATTTGCATCAAATTTATTTCCGGCGTTCTTCATGGGCCGTCATCCAAAAGCCAAATTAATACAAACAACACACACAGGGGAATTAGCAATCAGGTTTGGACGTAAGGCGAAAAATATGATAGAATCATCAGAATATGAAAAAGTTTTTCCCAATGTTGGACTGGCAGCCGATTCTAAAGCAGCTGGTCGCTGGGAGTCTAATCATGGTGGCGAGTATTTTGCTGCCGGCGTTGGCGGTGCTATTACTGGGCGTGGGGCTGATTTACTCATTATTGATGATCCTCATTCGGAACAAGATGCTCTTTCTCCTACTGTTCTTGAGTCTCATTATGATTGGTATACTTCTGGACCAAGACAGCGTCTTCAACCTGGTGGTGCGATAGTTATAGTCATGACGCGTTGGTCAGTGAAAGATCTCACTGGCAAATTACTCGAGGCCCAAGGAAAAGACGAACTAACAGACAAATGGGAAGTGGTTGAGTTTCCCGCAATCATAAATGATAAACCCATGTGGGGTAATTTTTGGTCTTTGGAAGGATTACTTGGTGTTAAGGCATCAATTCCACTTACAAAATGGCAAGCACAGTGGATGCAGTCACCAACATCCGAAGAAGGAGCTCTAATTAAGCGTGAATGGTGGAAAACATGGGAAAAAAGCGAAATTCCACACCTAAATTACATAATTCAGTCGTATGATACAGCTTTTTCGAAAAAAGAGACGGCAGATTACTCTGCAATTACAACTTGGGGCATTTTTGAGCCGGATGATAACACTGGATCAGCATTAATTTTGCTTGATGCGAAAAAAGGACGATGGAATTTTCCAGAATTAAAGAAAAAAGCACTTGAAGAGTATAAATATTGGGAACCAGAGCAAGTAATTATTGAAGCAAAGGCATCTGGAACACCACTTACGCATGAATTGCAAAAAATGGGTATACCAGTTTTAAACTTTACACCATCAAAAGGAAATGATAAACATTCTAGAGTAAATAGTGTCTCCCCACTTTTTGAATCTGGAAAAATTTGGGCACCGGACGAAAAATTTGCAGAAGAAGTGATAGAAGAATGTGCTGCATTCCCATTTGGAGACAATGATGACTACGTGGACTCTACCACGCAAGCTTTAATGAAATATAGACAAGGTTACTACGTTGAATTAAAGGATGACTTCGTAGAAGAAAGTGTATATGTTGAGAATAGGGAGTATTATTAATGAAATCACAAGGCATTTTATCGAGGTACGTGCGACCGGGGTATTCAAGAGGTCAATACGTACAAGAAGCAAAAAAAGATGATATTGGTGGTGGTATTAGAGGCTACGATAAAAAACGAAGAGAATTTTTTAGAAATCCTAATATAGTTTTATATAAAAGAACAAGAAAAAGCGATGATGACCCTTATGATTATAAAGTTGAAGAATTAAACGTATCTGAATTTGATCCTAAAAAAGTTAAAGACGGAACACAATTAATTGTTCAATATAGTGGTGAAACAGGAGAATTAATGCCTGGAACTGGTTTTGATGGAAGTATTGGTTTGGAAGATGCGCCTTTTTTATTTTATTCTGGTCCAGGTGATGTCAGAAAATTATTAGATTCTACTGATTATGATGATATGATTTATGGTAAACCTTTCGCGGATGATGCATCATTTCTTGATAAGGCAAAAGAAAGAACAAAAATGATGGGAAGAGGTATTGTAGGATTTGCAAAAAATCTTCCTGAAATGGCAGCTGGTGCTTATCGTTTTTTGAATCCAATTGATGCGCTAGGTGGTATTGGACCTATTGATACTTTTTTCCCAAAAAGTGAAGAACAAAAAAAACAAGTAGAAAAAATGTATGAGTTTCCAGGTTATAGTGATTTAATGAGAGAAAAATATGGTGTTGAACCTTTTCAAACACCTGTTGGTTCGTTTGGTGGCATATTTGATCAAGATGAATCTTTATATAAAGATACTTTAGTTGATGATAGAATGAAAGCAGGATATCTTCAAACAAAAGAGTTGTATGATGTATTACAAATGTATGATGATAATGAACTTAGAGAAGAATTAGAGGCAGAAGGCACAAGCCCAGAAGAAATTCAAGAATATTTTGACCTTAAAAACATGACGGCAAAAGATTTTGAAGATTTAAAATATTATTCAGATCGTGATGCAATGATGCACGATATTCCAGG